GTTTCCCAGTCACGATCAAAAGCCCCTCCAGAGCCTTGAGCAAGCTAAGAGAGCCGAGGCCATAACTTTTGCCGCTGCCTCTACCGCCGTAGACCACAATGAAGCGTTGTTTAGCCTCAAGCACTGGTAACAGCTTTGGAGCGATCTGCAGGTTCAGTCTAGGTCTCCTGGATTAACGACCTCAATGGTCACATGATAATCCTTCTCAATAGCCTTGCCGTCAGGTCCAGATATTTCCTGCCTGCTCTTTTCCGTCCAGCCAGCTCGCTGAGATAGCCATAGCTTCATGCTCTGAAAATCACCGTCCATGCCGTTTGTGTAGAGTTGAGCGATCATTCTGCTGCTTGCGTCTAGCAATGCCTTGTTATAAGCCTCCAATAACTCAGGCTCTCGCTTAAACATCCTTCGTAAGCAATTGTCAGACATGCCAAAATATTCTGCCAACTGAGCGTGTGACAGGGCAGGAGCAAGCTCTTTGAGCTTCTCAATCTCGTTATCGTCCAAGATTCGTAAGTCCATAGGTCAGGCTGACTACTTCGTTAATGTTGGTGTGTAGTACGCTCATTTGCTGTCACTCCCCTCTCATTAGTTCAGCCGGTGATCTTTCCTCTCGCGGCGGTGCTACAAACCCATGCTTTGCGGCATAGGCTAATGCGCTATCTCTAGCAGATTGCCGAATTGTTTTTACTGTCTCTAGCAACTTCGGGTCATCAATTTCATGCCATCTAAATAACATATCTAATTCATCTTCCATTCTCACTCTCCATATAATCAGTTGGGCTATCCCTTATCTGGTGAAGCGGGGATGGGCATCCAGTGAGTAGCTGTATCCTCTGACAGACCTATAGCAAGAGGCTCAGAGCAGCCGCGCCTATATCGTGATACCTCTAAACTCCAGTGTGGGTGAAACAACAAAACACTGACCCCTTTTTCAGGCAATCTCTCACTAACTGGTATCCAAGGCCGCTCCAGCTCCGCTATGTGGTCTGCTGCTTTCCTCAAAATTTCCTCTAGCTCTGCATCCCCATCACGATAAAACGCGGCTTCATCTGGAATGTTGTGCAGGAACTTTAAGCCACGATTGATAGAATCCAATACAGATTCTTCTAATGGTTTCTGTGTCTCACTCATTTTGCTGCCTCCAGTGCTTGCATCACTACTGGTGGCGGTATCGAATAGTTTATTCGCGCAGACCAAGCAAAGATGTTGTTTGAAAACTACTCCGCTGCATCCTTCGGTTTCACATTGTTCCATTGCTCTCTCCATATAATCAGTTAAGTATACCTTTTTTTTTGCGTCAAAACATATTCTCGCACACCACGCCCTAGCTCACACTCTAGCTGCTGATCACAGTCTTTGCACAGTCCAGAGCCATCTTTGATCCCGGTTGCTAGGTCTTCTGCATACTTTTTGATGCCGCACAGCGTACACCAGAAATGCTTATCCATGCTTATTTTCCTTTGCATTGCAGAATTGTCCTAGACATACAGGTGACTAAGGTCTAGTAGGGGCAGGATTGAAAACTTCACGTATTCCTCGCCCTTGGGGACGATTACCTTGCGCTGCACACCCTCATAAATCTGAGAGTCGTTAAAGCCGTAGAAAGCCTGTAAACAGTCCTGAAAGGGCTTTATGGGGTTGTCGTAATCAGCGGCCTTGTTGCTTACTCCAAATTCAAGGAGCAGCGTGTAGGGAGGCTCTGGGAGGGTCATCTTGCGGAGCTTGAGTGCGACTTCCTGTTGGTATGCTTTGTACTCTTTGCTTCTAAATCTTCGTCCCTGCCATGCCACATTGACAGACAGAGGCTTGATGTCAATTTTCATAATTGATAAATTCCGGCTTCTATGTCCCGAACGAGCGTCATCATGCAATAGTGCAGGAACTGCTCACTCTGGTCTATGTGTCGCAATTCCCTAGTCTCACCGTTGCCCATTTCATAATTGTCAAATTTCCCATGACACTTGATGCACAGGTCAGCGGCTATGCAGTCGTGACCTTTAATTCCACGGCCTTTGCCGTATTGGTGTTGGCGCATCCCGCTATAGTGCGCTCTCACAATTGTGCCATCTTCGATTCCGCAGCACACACAGCTACGCCCTTTAGCTGCCTGGGTTATCTTCTTGCTACGGATTATCATCTTCTGCCTCGATCTGTAATTTCAGGAATCTCTTTAGCAATTCTTCCAACAATCGCGTTGATTCGCTGATATTTCGGTATTGCAAAACGTGATCCGCAGCCCTAGCCGTAAGCTCTTCATCATCAAGACCACATAGCATCTCGCAAATCCTCCCTGTTCCTGTCAGGCCATGCGGGAGCTGTCACGCCCAGCTTCGTTGCTAAGTGTCTGCACAATACCTCATATACTGGATTGTAATCACTAGGGTCAGCGTCTGCTGTCGATTCCAGCCCAGTCATAGCGGTAAAAACTGGTCTGAATAGCTGCTCTTTCACGCTTGGTTGGTTCCAAGGTATCGCTATTGATGGCTTTAACACCTTGCGCTGATCAAGCCCAGCAGCGTTCAAATCCTCGGCCAAAATCTTGCACCAGAGTTCCAGGGCTTTCTGCTGTTGGGAGGTTCTTTTCTCACTCATAAATCTAACTCCTCGCGCATTTTTTTCAGTTTTTGCCTGAACGCATCGCTGTCCATCCGCTTGTTGGGCAGAGCTTTAAACTCACTGTGATAGGGCGCTCTGACCGGCTTATCGCACAATTTACGGAAGTCTCCTAGTGTGAGAAAGCCGGACCAATCTTCCGCAGCCTTTAGCCCTTGCAGTAACTGCTCTTGCGGGTACTCAGAAAGTGATGCTTCCCAGTATTTAAAATCAGTTGAACCAATATCATCATGGACTAACTTCATGGCCTGTAGGCCACGCCACACCATCATCATTGTTTTCTTCCAGGTATCGTCTTGCGGCCTCGTCCCTTCTTTCTGACTTTGATAAAGATTGCCCACGTTTTGCAGGTGATTGTTGATATTGTCCATTGTTTGCTCCGTCTCGTTTTTCCCAAACCCTCACACAGGCTTTCCAGTCCTTCATTTTGTTTTTACCCACCATCCAGCCTTTGGATGCATAAAAATCAAAAAAAGTATTAACGTCAACTAAGTTATTTCTTGATAAACAATAATTTTTCACATCAGAGAGCGATGGGGGTGAAAACCCCCTACTCTTTTTATCTTGGTTATTGGTTATTGGTTTATGGTTTATGGTTAATGGTTTATGGTTAGCATTGCCTTCGCTATGCGTTCGCACTGCGTTCGCATCCTTTTCCCATCTCTTCTTTGCGGATTTACTGGCCTTCAGAGACTTATCTCTGTATGATATTATATCCTCATCACATCGAGAATGAAGAAACATTGAATTCTCGAATTTGAAAAAGTCATTTAAGACATTTCTAAGTGCCTTCTTTTCATTTGCAGTTCTGATCGAATGCTTACGCTCAAGCTCTTTCATGTCTCCAGGTAAAGGGCTTTCTTCAAGCATATAGGTGTCTATCAAAGAACGATAAATGCCATGCTCTAGGTGACTTAGGTGCGCGGTATCTCGCCTGTAATCGCCTATATTGAACTGGTAATAATGCATTCTAATCTTCCCGTCTTGACGTTCTAAGATGTTCCGTTTGGCTCTGTTTTTTGGCGTAATAGCGAGCCTTCCGCAGTGCTTTATTGTATATTTGCCGCGTCCTCTGGCCCGAAACCCCAAGCTCTACCCCTATTTCCCTAAAATTGCTTTCTTCTTCATCTTCCATTCCATGTTTCATCTGAATGACCTTTCGCTCCCTTTCAGTAAGGTATCCCATCATGTCCTCAATCGCCCCTTGAGCATCATTTGATTCAAGGAGAAGCGATGGACAAGCGCCCTCGCCCTCTAGCAAATTGTCCTGATAGGCATACTCAGCCTTAAATATGTGCTGATCAAGCGGGTTGTGTAGGTGTTCTGGCGGGTATATATCGCCTACCTCACACATAAAAAAATCACATAGACTAGAGGCGGTAGCATTCAGCCCCCGACTGGAGTACGCGGGTCTTTTAAGATTTAGAGCCTTACCTATATCGGTTTGTGATATTCCAGAAAGCCTATGTAACTCAGCCGCGCTCTTTATCCCCCTCAATTCCATCATCTTAGCGAGGTAGTTGTTCTGAATTTTTAAAGTTAATAAATAATCTTTCATCTGCCTTACCCTTATCTGTGTACCCTGCGAACCCGCTTTTAATTTCCCGTGATCCGGTAATAAATCTTAGGTTTTATGTAATGGAGCTCGGAAACCTCCCCATTTTCAATGATTAGCGTAGCGTCCGGGTTACTAGCCTTAATCTGACTAATACGCGATGGGAAGATTCCGAATATCTCACCAAGTTCCGATTGCAAATTATTCCGATCTTCTAAATACTTAGCCAACTTTACTTTTTTCTTCATTGAAATTCAATCCTATATTACTTTTCAGTTAAATAATAGCTTGCATTGAAATAAATAATACATTAATCTTATCTAGCTTACAAATAAACACTCATTGGGGAATGAAAATATGAACAATCTAGATAGCAACACAGCAGCATTAAACGCTTACGAGCTTGAGCAGGAAAAGTTGTTTAGAGCCGCTGAAATTGAGCAAGATAATCTTGATATGAAAATCGAAGAGTTAGTGATTGCAGAGCTTGAAGCCGACAGCGCAACAGCGATTGAGGCGATAGGCACAGAAGCGACTTTAGATTCCATTAACCATCCTAATAAGAAGCTAAAAGAAGCACTGATTGAAGCTATTCATTGCAAAGGCTCAAAGTCTCAAGACGTTTCGGATAGAGAGTTAGGGTGGATTTTTAGAGAGCTTGTCACCGACTATATAGCTGGCGATGTGGAGAAGTTGATATGAGCAATGTCATTGTTTTCCGCAGCAAGCTGCACAGCGATAAAGTAGCTAATGCAATAATATCAAAAGAATCTGAGCTTGCCGTTGCTAGAAGCAAGGCAGGCTGGGACTTTAAGGATGGCGAGCCCAACAATCCATATCTTAAGAATAGCTTAACTTGGCAGGCTTACGAAGATGAATTCTTCAACATCTATATGACCGGCCTGTACGCCGAGCAGGGGAAACAAAATGATTGGTCAATCTGAATCAATTTCTGAGCTAGCAACAGCTCTTTCAAAGGCGCAAAGTCAAATGGGAGCTGCGATTAAGGACTCCGAAAATCCTTTTTTTAAGTCAAAATACGCAGACCTTACGTCCGTAATAGCTGCTGTGCGAAAGCCATTTGCTGATAACGGCTTGTCGTTTGTCCAGTTGCCAGTATCTCAGGACGGATGTGTAGGCGTTGCAACGCGCATTATGCACAGCTCTGGCGAGTGGTTAGAGTCTGAGTTTTTAATTCCTTGCAAGCAGGACGCTCACGGCTATGCAGCGGGAATAACCTATTGTCGGCGGCTGAGTTTGCAAGCAGCCGCCGGAGTGCCGACTGATGATGACGATGGCAATTCAG